GTGCTAACTGAACATCATAATTACCAGCATTGATTTTATCCTGAAGCGTTTTCAGGTATTTCTGGTTAGCAGCCTGATTACGTTCCAGTTCTTTCTGTGCACGTTTAGCCGCAGATTCTGCATCCTTCTGGTTTTTTTGATTTTCTTTATATTCTGCCTGTTGTTTCAACAACGCAGCATAGTCTGCAATCTGTTCCTTCGTTGCTTTATTACCCAGTTTCAGACTTGCTGCCAGTTCGTAGTTACCGTCAGCAAGCGCCTGGGTATAGGTGATCTGTTCTTTCAGGTTTTTAATTTGTTTTGCAGATTCGGCATCAGGACGTCCGGCAGCCTGAGCAGCCGTAATACTCGCCTGTAAAGTGCTTGCCTGATTTGCAAGATTTTCAGCAACACCCTTGCCCAACGGAGTAGCCTGAACAACCCCACGTTGCGCTTCTGCTTGTTGTTTTGTTAACTGAACATCAAGTTTTTTAAGTTCGTTTAATTTCTTCTGTGCAGCGCTTGTATCACCAACAAATTTTGTATATCCACCAATTGATTGTGTTGTATAACCACGCTGAATTTGTGCTTCCAGATCTGCAATTTCTTTCAGATTGGCTTCACGTTTTGCTGTAACACTATTCAGATTGTTAGTGGCTTGTGCCAGTTTGTCAGCACCTGCAGCGGCTTTTATTAATTCTGTTGTACCTGATACACCACCTGCTAACAGGTCCAGAAATTTAGCCAGGAATTTAGATGCGCCAATCTGCTGATCGAGTTCAGCAATAGCCACAGATAGGTTGTTACGTAGCGCAGTAGCAGACTGATCTACAGTACGAGGAAGTTTATCAAACTGTGCACTAATTTCATCAGTCGCGTTGTTTAACAGCAACAGCTTATCACGGGTAATTTCACCATCAGAACCTAACTGTTTAAGTTCCCCCGTGGCGACACCCATCTGTTTAGCCAGCACCTGAAGAACAATTGGTAACTGTTCTGACACAGATCGGAATTCGTCCCCCTGCAAACGACCAGATGCAAATGCCTGTGATAATTGATAGATAGCCGCTGATGCTTCAGTACGGGATACACCAGATATACGGGCCATTTTTTGCAGGTTGTCAGTAAACTGCAATATAACCTGGTTACTAATCCCGACATCTTTACCAGCAGCGGCAAAACGCTGAAAATTGTTTGCCGCGGCATCAATGTCTGTACCAGCACGGTTAGCCTGTTGTACTAATTGTGCAAATATCTGTTGTGATTCAACAGATGTCGATGTGTACAGGTTAATGCGACTTTGTAGCAGTTCAACTTTCGTTGCTGTATCTACAAACGCTTTGCCCCAGTCGTAAAGCGATCCTGCAATCTGTAAACCGACAAACGCTTTTGCACCAGTAACAAGGGTTTCAAGAGCACCTTTAGTTTTTTGTGTTGACTGATTAGTATTATTCTGTTGGTTGTCAAGTTTTTTAAGACTGTTAGTCAGATCGTCAATTGCTTTCTTTTCATCAGCAGTTGCTTGTTTGATAATTTTGGCCAACTCAGCAAATTTCTGTTGATTGTTAACAGTCTGACCAGCCGCACGAGCAGCAGCGCCCTGTGTTGCTAACAGGCGTGATTGTTCCTGTGCTGCTTCACGAGTAGCCCTAGCTACAGCAACAGCTTTAGCAGCCTGATTAGCTTGTTGTTGTGCCAGTTGCTGTGCTGCTTTTGCAACCTGCTGTTCAGCCACAGATAACTGATTAGCAGCCTGTGCTGCTGCTATGGTTGATTTTTCAGTCTGATCTAACTGACTGTTAAGATTATTAAGATTGCGGTCAGCCGAACCGGTATCAATCTTAATATCAATAGGATATTGTGCCATGTTGGTTAACCTTTTCGTGAAGCATGTACACAGTTTAACACGTTAACCATGATATATGAAAAAGCCCGGAACTAACCGGGCTTATGTTTATTTTTCTTCATCTCGACAACACGTGCAGACCGCAATGCTATTAACAATTTCCATAGGAACTGTACATCAACGTTATACACCCGTGCATAACGCTCACAAGCAACCCAATCAGCACCTATCAAATCCAAAAAAGCATTCCAGTAAAAGATAGCATCAGGTCGCAATTCAGGACGTTTCTGTACAACACTCGGAACAGATATACCACGTGCAGCCGCCCCTTGTGTAACCCAGTCCAGGTCGTCCCCGTCTGTCTTATCGTTCCACAAGAGGAAGTCGATCAGTTTTTTTCAATCTGTTTTTCCCATTCGTCCTGGAAAAATGCGGAATTAATTGCAAACTGAATAACACGACTGTAGATCACCTGACCAAAACGTTCATCACTTAATAGTTCAATAGCTTCTTCAACACTGAATGGTTCCGGTTTGTCATCTTCACCAATCAGTTTCCAGTCCAGCATAAGAACGTTAGCCACGAACTTAACACCTTCTGGTGTATATTCCTGATTCCACAGTTTTTCAAAGAAGTTTTCAGACAACACACCGTTCTGTTTTACATAGTCCGCGACTGTTACGTTATATACCTGGTTAGCGGTGTTCAGGTTCAACACGGTGATACTGAAATTTTCATTTAAAATCAGTTCAGCAGAAGACTTCAGCACCAGTGGAGAAAGTGCTTTTTTCAGATGGTCAAACTTTGACATGGTTTTTACCTTTTATGTAGTAGACGATTAGATAGTAATAGTTCTGTACAAATTACGCAAGATATTTAAAATAATTCTTGACGAATTACACCTGTTAAGGTATCTTTAACTCAACGAAACGAACTGAGGGTTAAAATAATGGAACGGGTAATTCAACGCTACATCAACAAAGAAACGGGCAATATTGCGTTCAAACGTTTAGTAGTTAAACAAATTGATGGTTTGTTTCGAGTTTGTCAGGAAACAGACCGTGGTTATGGTGCAGGTATTACAACTGCTATTTTAACAAGTATCAAACCGTATAAAACACAAAAAGGTGCAGAAAAAGCACTTCAAGCATGGAAAGCACCACGTTACCAAATGACTGTTGCTGAAGGATTGATGCAGGAGGGTAAAATATAAACAAAAAAGCCCGGTTAACACCGGGCAACCACTACCATCTACCATGTCATGCGGTAGGCAAGTACGGGAACAAGCTGAATCCAATCATAAAACCGATCGACTCTTCTTCGTGGGCGTTACCGCTAACAGTGACTTTCACTTTTTCGCCCGTTGCAAGGTTCTTAGAACCGTCACCCAGTGTCATAGCAGGGATGTTAACCACGATTGCACCATCACCGTTTACCCCGGCAAGTTCGAAGTTGACTGTTGCGTTGTTACGGATCGCAGCCAGTACAGCACCGTCCGTCATCACCGTTTCAGTTTCCATCGTGATTTCCAGATTACCGATGTTGGTAAACGCAGCACCCATCACGCCCAGCACGTTTTCACCTGACACGTTGTTATTCACTGTGACAGTAACGTCTTTCAGGAACGTACTGAGACCACTATCATCAATCCCGGTCAGTCGTACACGGTTCAGGTTCGTTACGGTGTTGTACGCTTCGTTAGCCACGAATTCAATATACCCGGAACCCGGTAGCGCGGTTTCTGACGGTGCTGACAAGTCTTGTGCGACAAACGTCAGATCCATTGTCATTTTTTCAGTCAATGGTGCGTTGATTGTCATCTGGTTTGCAGCTACAGCACGCGCGTATTCATAAATAACAGGTGTCGTGTTGTAACGTGCTTCCATCGTGTATTCAGTTTTCACGAACTCTGCAGAATCAACAGGAACGTTTCGAACAAAACTGGAAACAAATAAACGTACAGTTTTACCTGTACCTTCTTCAGTGGTGAATTCACTGTTAGCGAGAGTCAGAACATGATCACCAACCATAGTCACACGGGCCATTTTACTGGTAACCGACTGTGTTAGACCATCAATATAAATATACTGGCCCGGTACTAAACCCAGTGTGGAAAAATCCAGGGTGGTAGACGTCAACTGACCATTACTGTTAACAGCGATGTCACCAGACGCTGCAGCATACCCCACGAGATATAAACGAGCTTCAGCAGGCGGTGACGCTTCGGCAGTAAGCCCTGACACGTTGATAGCAGTAGTGGTACTATCAGCGCCTACAGTTTTCAAACCGTTGTTTGCAGCCAGTGTAAAACCTGTCGCATAAACAAGAGCACCTTCAGGTAATGCCGCATCAAGAGTAGTAACGTTATAAGCGTCACCGCCAACACTGGTAACGTCAATATCAATTGCACCAGCACCGACCCATTTACTGTAAAGGAATCCGTCACCCCAGTAGCGGAACGTATCAAGTGTCAGGTCTGTCTGAAAACCCGGTGCAACTTCAACGTTAGTTACTGTGCCTTTACGTGCAGATCGGTCCGTACTGATCGGTGTACGCTGAGTCTTTGTAATATCAGCACTGTAAGAACTGATTTCATTCGGTTGTTGAACCGTCCAGGGTGTACCAGAAACAGGTTCACAGACTTTTGCCACACTGAGTCGTGTTGCGTTTACGTCAGCCGCAGGTGTTTGCGAACATTTAAAAATTGATTCAGCCATTGTTCTAAGCCTCGTTTGATTGCAATCATTCGTAGTTTAATATATTTCTTCGTATTCGTAACTAAGTACGACGTTCGTTAAAAACCACGCGTTATCACGACCCTGATGACGAATATCAACACTCGTGTAAATTAACGGGCGGTCCTGCCAGACACCTTCAAATAATTTTGCAAGCCGATCCGCAATATCAATACTCAAAGTGTCCATACCATACTGAGCAGGTGTGCGTACCTGTAAAAAAACGTTTCCTGTTCTTAAACGACGACGACAAACACCTTCCCCACCCAGCGTGGTTATTGTCCGCGGGCCGGGATTGTGTGTCAGAATCAAACCGGGTTTTTCTGTAGTGTCATCAGGGAGTTGACCAGAAGCGATTGTAAATCTGTCAGGCGTAATTTCCACGGGGAGATTCGCCAGAACGCGATTATAAATAATTCCTGAAACATCTGAGAGTGTCATCACTGATTAAACCTCACCATTATTCCGGCTTTTAATATAGCACGTTCGACAAACCCGGAAGGTGTCTGTGTACTGCTACCACCATTGAGAACCCCAATGTAAGGAACGTTGTTAGTAATATGCAGTTCCTGACCATTAACTTTAATACTGCTGATAGTAACAGTATCCTGTTCGATACGTGCTTTACTGGCTTCAACATTACCTGTTGGTGTATCAGGACTATTAGCGGGTTGCCCCTGATCGAACCACCAGTTGTTACTTGCCCAGCCTGTATCCACAGGTGTACCGTCAGGTGGTTCACTGACAAGAATATTACGTAACGTCAGGACATACCGGATGACTTCACGATCGGTAAAATCTCGCAGGTCGGCTTTAATGTCTTTAAAGACACCTGTTATCCGGTTTATATCGTTAACATTAGCCTTAGCCATATCAGGCCGCTCCAACAGGGTGAATAAACGCCATATCATCACCTAACAATCGTGGGTTTTGACGATCAAGAAGGCGATATTCTTTACCACGTTCATCAACTACAATATCGCCCCGATCAGGAACGAATCGTGGTTCAAAACTCTGACTATCCATAATTACCATCGTCGTGGTTATTCGGGTCATAGTAGTCGGATCCCATTTTTCCAACGGGTAGATATAACCACGACAGGTGTGTGATTCAGTAACGGTTGTACCCGGTAATGTAGGATTAGACGGATTGGGAACCGTTGTCACACGTTTTACCGTCAAATCTTCACCTACTTCAGCAAGTGCACGAGTAACACCGTTCAGGACACTTTGACGTTTGTCTGCCATCACCGTTCACCCTCGTTAAGTGCACGACCACCGCTTTCAAGTGTTACAGGTGGGTTGTCGAACTGACCACGTTGAATAGCAGGTTGCATACCAGCACCAGTTAATGTAGCTCCACCAACACCCATAAAACTACCTAACAAACCGCCACCTGAATCAGCGCCAGTATTAATACGTAAAATAAAATCTTTTTTAAGTTTATTCCAGGCGTCTGCTGACTGACTACTGCTGAGTGAGATCGGGCCTACTTTAATATCAGTATCGTTACTGGCGATGGACGCCATATAATCACAGAGAGCGACGCAAATACTGAGAGGATTTGTATAACCGTTGTCAATGTACCACTGAATTTGTTCATCAGTAACATCAGGGACACTGATCAAATAACGAATACCTTCAACTGTAATAGCCATGTGATCACCTGTGAGAAATGTTTTCGTTATATTAGCACGAAAAAAAGCCGTCTTAAACAGACGGCAAATGGCTCTGGGTGATAATTAGGGTTTTACATAACTGGTCATCCACACCTGACGTCCCAACATACCCCTATGCGTGACACGTGAATAACCAGTTATGTAAAACGACACGCAGTTCAGGATATTTCACAACATGCTTTACCCACGATTTGCGGCTTTCCCGCCAGCAAGATAAGGATCACCTCCTTATCAGCGAGTGTTTGGGTTGTGATGGTTGGAATCGAACCAACTCCCATCGGTGCGATGCCGATCGCAGTACGCGCAGCGGTCCGCTACATGACTAGTATTTTCACGGTCGCCTATCTGCTAGCTCGCCATTGAGCTTCACCACAACGATAAGAGCACTGAGATGTATGATAATCGTCGCAGCACCACTTTAAACAACTCAATGCTCTTACCTGTTGTGTGCCACGTTTCGTGTGGCTTACGGCAACGACATTACCGGATTATTCGCTGCACCCTTGAGGGATTTACTAAGGCGACATGCCCGTTGTTACCCACGAATGAGAACGCTGTTCTTGCTTGATAACCAAGCGGAAGGCCGGTTTACCCTGCCGGGTCTCTCGGTGGCTGGCTTTCCCGCATCATGCTGGGTCATGACTCCCGATGCTTATTCCAGCACTCACCTCAATCGGTATTATGCGCACTATCCCCGATCTATTGGCTCCTGGGTTGCGAAATCTCATCGCCACTGTCCAACATTCTCATTGGTGGGTGCCCGTTATTAATCACACCGGGCCAGTGCGCCGAATTTATTTACAAGGAATCGGAAGACCTTGCTGACTTACAGGCTATTACGCCGCCATCAGAAAACGTTCTTCGTTTGCATTTATCTTTGTGGTCAGTTTCTAAAAAGTCCGCAAAGTCGCCACGAAAACTATCTATAACTAACAATAGGTCAAGAATAGTTATATGTCAAGCCTTGTGATTCACACCATTCAGCAGCGGCACTTTTACTGCTGAATGATTCTGAATTCATCGGCATACCCATAACATAAACGTTATAAGTTTTTGGCGCATCACGTCGGATTTCAGCAGCTGTGGTTGATGCCGATTCTTCGGTTGCTACAGTCACTGGTTCTTCAACAGTCGCATTAGCTGGTTCAATGTGGCGCATACGCACAAGGGCATTTAAAACAGCCGGGATAGCTTTTGATGTTGATACTTTATCGCCAGCGGACATCTGTTTACCGTTCCACAGCATCGGGCGGGTGAAAACATATTTCAGTGATGGATCGTATGAATTACGCATGATTTTAACCTCATGAAAAAAGGGGCAGCATAAGCCACCCCTTAATGATACCACAGTTGTTATTAAACCGCGTCGTAGAACAGAACGCCCAGGTCAGGTGCAACCATCTGAACATCGATGGCAAATTCCGCTTCAACGAAATTACCACGGCGACCTTCAACACCAGGATAGGTGCGGATAGACGGACCGTTGTTAACACCCAGACCGATGAACTCGTTCCACACGAAGCCAGCAGCAGCAACAGGTTTCATGTTACCAACAGTCGGTTCAACATGGTTGAGCATCAGCACACCAGTTTTAGCAAACTGGAAGTCTGACAGTGGATTGCCGTCACCGTCTTCAATGCCATCAGCAGCCATGTTGACCACGGACTGCATGATTTCCAGTTCGTCAACTTCCAGCAGTGCGGCCAGTGCCTGTTTAGTCACGATGCCGGGGTTCTGAGTGGTAGAACCACCGTTAATACGGTCAATAACAGCCGGGCTACGGGTCAGTGCGTCATACACGTCCAGCGTCATCAGTGCTTTGTTCCAGCTACGACCACCGGATGCCAGGGAGAACGCAACACGCCGTGACAGGATGTCACCAATCGGATCGGCATTCGCATTAGACCATTTCAGGAATTGACCCGTGGACGGAGACGCGTCTTTACCCTGGAAATCAAGACCCCATTTACCAGCGGTCAGGAATTTTTCAGCAAAATCCACTTCTTTGTTGATCAGTAACGCATCTGTGGTTACTGCAGACGCTTCCATATCCAGTTGCTGACCGTTCTGAACGTTTGCACGTTTTTTGTCAGAAATGAAGATACGGATCGCATCGTCATCAACGGTGTAACCCTGGTTTTTGGTTTTGTAACCAATAGTGTTAGCAACACCATCTTCGGCACGTTTGGAGTTAACCGGACGACCGAAATAACCTTTCGGGTAAGTCAGAAACTTACCAGCAGCCTGATTAACAGGAACTACCGGGAAATAACGAGTACCGACAAACAGTGATGTATCCTGCCAGTAACTTACAGAAAAGTTAGACAGGAATGTATCTGGTGCGCCAACGTCGCGAAAATTCTGTTTGTAACTCATCGGTTATGCTCCTTTAGAATACGGTGCAATAAGTAATGCGGTAACTACCTGGTTTTCAGCAGTGGCACCAGTTTGAGAAATAGCCACAACCAGTTGATCAGTAGTAGCGGTCTGGAATCGTCCGTCAGCACCAACAGCAAGCTCAACACCTGTGGCGAACGTTGCAGCGGCTTTTACTGGTACGAATTTTTCTTTTTCATTCACCAGGTCAAAGAATACACCTGCTGCGACATCATCAACCGCCACACCGTCAATACGACCGCCAGCCGTTGGGAGTTTGTATTTAGGTACACACTGGTTAGTGTCACCTAAACTGGTATCCAGAACAAGACCAACACCTGCCGAAATAGCCACGGATGCAACGGCACGGGTCGGGCGCTCATAGTTCCAGTAGATTTTGCTGTTCTTAGCCATTATTCGTCACCTCGCATCGCTTCGATTGCTTCCTGACCTTTTTTAGTTGCAGAAATGGCCTGCATAGCCTGGGTGCGTGTTTTACCCGGATTTGCTTTCAGCCATTCGTTGATCATGTCTTCCAGTGCACTGGAACCTTTACCACTGCCGTTCGGCGCGGCTGGCTCTTTACGTGCTTTCCAGAGTTCGTCGGCCTGTTTGAGTTTTTCAACCAGGAAGTTACGATCCGCTTCCGGCAAACGCTCAAGAGTCATGACCATTTGGGTTTTCTGTACCATTTCACCCGGAATGTGTGCGAAATCAGCGTTCACAGTTTCTTTAGCTTTCGCCAGTGCCGCTTCAGTCTGTGCTTTGCGAAGTTGTTCGTCCTGAGATTTCAGAACGTCATACATCGGACCAGCTACAGATTTCTGAACAACCTGACCCGCAATCGTGGTAAACGATTCATCAGCCTGTTTAGCCATCGTCACGAGAGCATCGCGAGCAGTCGCATCCATTTTACGGAATGCTTCCTGATCAGATTCAGGCAGAGAATTATGATACGCCTTATGGACGTCGTTCATCTCAGCCAGGGCTTTGTATTTTTCCAGTTCGGACATTTCGATTTCCTCTGCCGTTTTTAAAACTTGAGGTACTTCCTGGTCCGGGTGTAATTTTTTCCACGCGGATCGGACTTTGTTTTTCACACCTGCTAAATCGGCTTCAGGGATTTCAACTTTGTTACCGCGATAACCCGGACCTAATGCAGCAAGTGCAGCGCCTACAATACGCGCATCAGGTTCACCGCCAGGGGTAGCTGTTAAACGAAGTTTCCAGGTTGAAGGTTTTTCTGGATCTGGTACATATGCATAATCAGATGCCGGGAAAACTTCACCGTCTTCAGTTTTACCACCTTTCGCTTTATTCATCGAAATACCAGCGGCCTGTTGCAACGTTATAATATATTCATTTACCGCGTCACGCAATGCTGCTTGTTTATCGGTAATAGAATCATCTTTTGCAATATCCTCTGCTGCTTCATAAAGCGCATCGTTCAACATCCACGAATTAGAGAGGAAATCACGAACTTTCTGTTCAAGTTCTTTTTCAGCCAGTGCCGCACTGAATGTTGACTTTAAAAGAACAACAGCAGGCGGTTCTGAATGTGATTTAAGAACAAGAGCGTTTGCTCCCTCGTGAGCAGGTTTTGTCACGCCGGACAGAAAACCGATCTTCATCGATTTAGCGCGGCGTAAATGATTAGTACCATCTGTACGCATTATTCCACATCCTCATAATATGCAGTTCCACCGATACTATATCCCGTATATTCACCAGTCTGAAACTTTTTCAAAACTTCGTCATCAGTTATCAACGTACCAACAATGACGCCTGTCTGATCCAGTTTATCAACCAGCCCAAAACTTGCCGCAATGTCTTCAGTCATCGGGAACGCAAACACAACTTTCCCAACAGGTTGTTCATTGTGCATATTGTCCATGATGCGCTGGTCAGAATTCATAAAGTCCAGCCATGCTTTCAGAGTGACATCCTCGGGAAATTGCTCGTTGTCCGTGTCTGTGTAAATTTCTAACTGACCTGTCTCCTGATTACGTTTTTTACAGATACTACCCCAACCGAATACCATACGTAGTGAGTTGTCAACCTTATTAACTTTTACGTTAATCACGGGGATTGTCCTCGTATTGTTTCAACATGACTAAATTCTAACATTTCAGATGAATAATTGCACTGGTGATACACGCTGTTTACAACGTTACCGAATATCTCAGAAAGATTCTTGATCGGTTCAACAGCAGTCGTTACTGGTTCAACAGCAGTCGTTACCGGTTCAACACCGTCCAGATGTTCAGCGACAACCTGGAAAAACACTGTGTTAGTTTCACGGTCAATAATAACCACTGTGCTGGAACTATCTTCAACAATGCTGAATGAGTAGTCGTAACGATCACCGTGAACTTTACGGGCGCGACGAATGAATTCGTCTGTGGCAACTCTGATGTTCGGATCCATACATTCAACCATTCTTGTTTTCTTGACCACAGGGTAGTTATGTCGATGTAATCCGTCAAGAATTATTTTACGTATAGATTCATGGGAAGTATGCGACTCCCTATACCTTTTAAACCTCTCCTACTTGCAGCAACTTATACTACTTATACTACTCTTCTATTTATCTATGTTTATTATGTTATCTATAAAAAGATAATAAAAAGAATAAGATAGAGAAGGGTCGGTTAAAAAGTAAACATGACGTGATCTATGAATCTATGATCTACTAATACAGATTCAGTATTAGCTGCAACTCAAAATCATGAAACCTATGTAAAACCATGTACAGTTAGTACACGTTCTGTATTAACTGTATCTTTAAAATAATTCTTGACGGATTACAAACGGTGGGGTATCTTTATCACGGGAAGCAGCGATGGGTTGCTTATGAACGAGGGTGTGAAAATGGGAATGTATACCGAATTAGTGTTGAAGTGTCAGATTAAAGAAAATGTACCTGTGGATGTGAAAGCTGTTATTGCACACATGTTCTGTGGTGAAAAAGAACCAGAGAAACTACCACAACATAAGTTTTTCAGTCTTCCCAGATGGAATTTTATTGGTAGTTGTAGCAGTTTTTATCATCACCCGGAAGTAATAAATAGTTGTCCTAAATATGATTTCACCGGTACTCAATATATTTTTAGTCGTAGCGATATTAAAAATTATGACGGTGAGATTGAACAATTTATCGACTGGTTGAAACCGTATGTTGATGCTGAAGATGGTGCGTGTATTGGTTGGACGTGGTACGAAGAAGAATTACAACCAACATTAATCATTAAATAACTCCGAGACGCTAAAATGAAGAAACTGATCCTGTGTGCATTACTGACAACAACCCTGACAGCCTGTGATAACGCTGCTGATGTTGCCAGTCGTAACGTTGCAACCGCTGCTGCTAACTTTGAAGTAAATCGTCGTATCGTTTTCTATAACGTTCGCAACGGTGAGTATCTTTTGTCTATTGAAGGTCGTTGTGCCCGTGAGAACACTAGCAAAGAGATCGAAATCACCTGTAAAACTGGTCCGAACGACGTTAAGAAACACTTTATGGGGTTAACCACGGAGGTAACTTATTTCATTGAACAAACAGACCCCTCGCCAACAGATCAGTATCGTTATCGTGTTACGTTTAACCCGATGCAAATTCTCCCGGATCTAAATATCCGTCACCCTGGGGAATAACCTATGGGTAAAAAGAAAAGGAAACCGCCAGTTAAGAAAGAACCATATAACCCACGACATGTTAATGAGTTATGGGCTAAAGATGTGGACGACTTTACTGAATCTGACTGGAGTAAAGTCACAAGATTAATCGTTAAATTAAGACGACTATCGAGGTACGCGTAATGTGTGACTGTATGAAAAAAGTTGGTGATGAACTTCAAAAACGTCTGATGGAAAAAGTACCAGTAGGTTCGGAAGTCAGCACTAACCTGTTTGATAAAGTTGGCTGGGATAATCAGTGTTTCGGTCTGACGTCTGGTAAAATACACGTTATGTTGAAATATCGTCTTGCATACCGCGCTAAAAAGAAAAACGGTGAACTGGCGAAGAACTTCACACGCCTGGAAACCAACATCAAAATGTCTTATTGCCCGTTCTGCGGGGAGAAACAGGAGTAACAGCTATGGGAATGAAAAATATGGGATGGTAAAAACCTTCCTCCAGTTGGTTGTGAAGTGTTGATCCATCTGGCAAGCATTAACAAGTGGGTGGCACGAACTGTTCAGGGTTATGAAATATGGCCTTCTGTTTATGAAAATGATACTGCACATCACAGGATAAACATAAAATTTGAAGATAATGTTCGTCTGTTATGTGATGTGCGACCTCTTGACTGGCGTGAACCTGATTAACCCAATGAACCTATATCTTCCGGCAAACTGTACTGTACCCTGCAACGACAATTAATCACGTTAGCGGCACTACCGTTAGGATCACGAGGAAACATAAGTGGTCCTAACGGCGTTGAAAACGGTCTGTTCATTGGTATCCAGCCATTCGTTTCACCCGTGGAAATATGCGCGTCACGTGTCCTACCATCCTTCCTGTACAACCAACGTTTTAATAATTCATTACTGATCGACCCCGTAACCTGACCCTGACGAATAGCCTGATCCTGACCAACTGATACAGCACGAAGTGATTCAGTACGCGCTATTGTCTCTGTACGCTGTTTTACGTAACGCAAGCGTGTCTGTTCGATTATCTGGTCAATCTTCGCCTGTGATAGTTTCCCGGCACTTACAGCGTTCTTCGCACTGTCTGTAACTGTTGTCAGACTGTTTACATAACCTGCTTCACCTTTTTCCAGTGCTGATCGCAGACGTTGAACCGTCATTTCCTGCCGTGTGGTTAACCCTATTGATGATCGAAAATCACGGGCTATCTGACGCGGATTTCGTCCGGTTACCACACCCTGGTTAACAGCAATCTGAACAGCTTTGACTGTTTCGTCACTGACTTCACGGATCAGTTGTCCGACATAGTTGTTGATGTACGTACTGACCTGTGGGGTGACCAGACTGAACACAACCGGACCTGTCACAGCAGCTTTCGGTAAAACCTGAACGACTACACGACCTGATTCGGCGATCGCGTCTTCAATAACCGGGCGCAACTGTGCACTAAGTTCATCAGGTAGTGTTTCAAGAATGGGGAGTAATCCGGCAATACCCTGAGTTTCAATGATGTATTCCAGGTTGGCTAACGACTCACTACGACGCACGTTTTCCCACACAACGTCAAGTGCTTCGCGAATGCGAGCGTCATACTTGTCTGAAATATCCGGGTATGGGTCTTTAGTAGCCATAAAAAAAGCCTCAGTTAACACACTGAGGCCGATTATATCACGTGTTACGGGCGTGGAAGATTACGTTTTTCAGTTCCCTGAATGCGGTTCTTAACTTCGCGGATCTGTTCTTCCAGAAACTGTAACGCTTTTTGTGCTCGTTCGTAGTCTATTTCAAGTTCACGTAATAATTTTTCATCTTTTGTCACGAGTATAACGTCCTTTAAAACCGGGTCTGACCATCAACTTACCATTCACCACCGCGTGAAATTCACCGTTGGTGTCATCCATATATTTATAAACTGTCGCTTTGTTACACCCAATCCGCCTGGCAAGTTCTGTCACGTTGCCATAAACGGTGGGTAGTAATTCAGAAATAGTTTGAACCATTATAATAGTTCCCCTCTGTCACGTGCCACACGTTCGATTAATCGAATCGTGGCAGACCGTTTATCACCGTCATAAGGTTCTTCATAACGAAGATCGTCTGTGAAAACGATTTGTTCACGGTCACAGTGAATAACAATAATATTGTACTTGACCAGAAGGTCGAATGCCTGTTCACCGTTCATTGTTAAGATATTCCTCTGCATGTAATGCAGCATAGCTGATCAGGTCTTCCAGACTGTCACGATGTGGTGTTTCAGTGTTGGAATAGAAACGAACCGCTTTTAACAACATCAGGAACAACCATCCTTCACCCGGTGTTAAATCGCGCCCGGTAATTGTGTTAAACGCAGCAACGATTTTAGCTGACGAACGTTCCTGACCAGACGTGTCGTACTGCTTACCACGTTCTGTCAGTAGCTGTTCAGCCTGTTTTAGTAAGTCAGACGCTGTTGATGGTTGTTGAACAGGTGTGAATAGATGCGCCAGGTGTAAGTCTGCTAATGACTGTTGTTCATATTTTGTTATTTCATCATTGGTGCGAACAGCATAACCATGTTCGACTAACTGGTCGTCCTTAACACGAGTAACCATTACACCCCGCGGTGAGACTGCAGGGCGTTTTGCGATGATTTCAAAATCATCAACATTGTGAATAACCTGTGGTGGATTTCTTAAAATTGGTGCGTACATTGAACCGTCAGACCACGCAAAATTATTTGTTGCTTTGTTGAGAACAACACAGGTGGCCCAGTCCGGTGCATTATCAAAATCTTCCCAGTTCATCGTGTTTTGAGAAGCTTTCATTTTTGGAACAATAACACAAGGGCGTTTTTCAACGATTTCCCAAAAATTTTCACTACTCATTGTAAATTCAGTACCTGTTTCAATTCTCATCATACGTGCATCTTCACGGGGTTCTTCTGACCAGTGATAATCAACACTGAATTTATTAATTTTCGGTTTAACAACACATGTAGCCCAGTCAGGTGCTTCACTCCAGTTAATGTTACGCATCATTTATTCCTCATTGGTTAACGTTGACAGAAGTTTAAAATAATTCTTGACACATTGCAAGCGGTCACACTAACATTTGTCACGAACAAAACACACTGAGGAATCAAACAATGACTAACCTGTATATCAAAAAACTAACACCCCGCGCTGAACTTCCGACACGTGCAACACCAGACAGCGCCGGGTTAGACGTTCGTGCTTGTCTGTGGGAAGAATCGGTAACGGTATTCACGGAATCGGGTGCTAAAGTGGAACGTCCAGTTGTTGCAGGAACAATAGCATTATGGCCCGGCGACCGCGCTATGATCCCCACTGGTCTGAAAATGTCAGTTGATAGCGGATATTGCATTAAAATTTACCCACGTTCCGGCATGAGTCTTAAACACGGTTTGTCACTGATCAACTGTGTGGGTATCGGTGATCGTGATTACAAAGAAGAATACTACGTTACGCTGACTAACCACGGGCAGAAATTACAGACTATCGCAGACGGTGAACGCGTTTGTCAGCTTATGGTTGAACGTGTCGAACCTGTTAATCTGGTTGAAGTGGAAGAATTACCAGATGTTGATAGTCAGCGTAATGGCGGGTTTGGATCAACAGGACGGGTGTGATGAACAATCGTGATTTATTAGTCAACGCAGCACGGGCTGCTGAAATCCAGGGTAAATATTACGTCGCGTACGACGAACGTTACATAAACGAAGGTATTGATATAGGTAATGGTCGCCTGTGGAACCCTCTTACACGTAATGAGGATGCTTTCAGTCTGATGGTTAACATGTACATGGATCTGGATGTTCGTGACAACGAAGTGACGGTTAATAACCCTGACACTGGCGTTAGTTATAAGCAACCAGTTAGCCACGGAGAAGACCGTGAAAAAGCAACGCGTTTAGCGATCGTCAACTGTGCTGCAATTGTGGGATCGTACTTATGACGATATTTAAAAACGCAATAGGCGATACTGTCGCGTATCTACCGAAAGTCATTATTACAGATCCATCCTGTGTTGATTACCCACACAGCAAGCAATCTGAAGCGACCTACAACGATCTGTGCGCTGATATAATGCGTGGTTGTGACATCGGTATTGAACAGCTTCAGAAACTTCGGGAGGAATACGAAAAACGGTCTGTACAGGCCGCAATGGGCTTACCGCCTGTCTATGATAATTTAAAATAATTCTTGACGGATTGCACAAGGATGTGTAACCTACAAACATCAAAACAAAGGAGGACACAATCATGTTATTCGCTATTTTATGGGTTCTTTTCTCTCTGGTTGTCGCTGGTGTTGCCAAACAAACAGGTCGCAACCCTGGTGCATGGTTCTTTATCGCACTTCTCACAAGTCCTGTGATCGGTGGTCTGATTCTGCTAATCGCATATCTGTTTAACGGTAAAGTCGTAAAGGAACAACCGAAAGTGGTAACTACGGGGATGTTCAGCAATTACCTTGCAGCCTATAACTATGTCAATGAACATTACATTATTGATAATGACTACCGGGCAGAAGCAGCCAGTGATCTGTTTAAGTATGCTACCTGTCGCGAGGACTGTGATAAACTGATCGCGAAGTATGTTAACTGACAGGAGAAGACTTAAATGCGTTTTGAAATTCTTGAACTTGTTAAATATGACAAGACTGCTGCTGAAATTCTGGTTGATGCAGTTGCTGACAACGAAGTGAAATTTAAACTACTTAACAAGGTCTGGAAATACATTGTAACCACGACTATTGTTGAGCAAGCATCACAGTTTAAAGAAGTTGTTGCTGATATGTACGCGTTCACTGGCGATGATGAGGTTAAACTACAACTGCTTGATAAAACGCTGGAACGTGCGATCAACAACAGTTATCCGTTACAGACTCGTATTCAGACTGCGGTTGATGAAGCGAGTAAATTACTATCAATCGTGCAGCCTGAAACTAAGTAAAAATTAAGGGACCGTTTCTGGTCCCTTTTTCATTCAGTCGTCAATAGACGGTAATCCGTCCCCGGCTTTATCAATCCCCGTAATAGGTAGACCAGCCTCTTTATACACGTATTCCTGAAGGTCTGGATCCGGGAATACAGGCGCACCAGCTTGTGCAAGTCGTGCAAGTGCAGTGGTCAACGTTTCGATACTGTCTTTACTGATTGACCCGGCGCGAATCGACGGGCGGTATTCATCAGGAAATGCATTTAATGACCATAACTGCGGTATCAACTGACGATTAACACATTCTACAATGCTGTCAATACGTGATTGCATTGCGCGGATCCACAATTCAGTACGACTACCCAGGTTAGCATTATTCCCGGTATTACCACCCGTTCCAAAAAACATGAAATCAGCCAGTAACGCACGGGCAATACTGGTATCCAGGCGTTTAATCGTCCGGTCAATATCCACGGAACTGGTCTGGTTAGGTGTAACGAATTCCAGTTTCACCTGTTGTTCACCACCGTACGTGGTAACACCTGTTTCGTTATCGTAACCCGTGATATACGGTTTAGAATAAATCACCAGTCCTGATTGTTCATTGCGTTTGATATTAGCGACGATGTTTTCATAGTTATCAATCATCGCCTGTGCTGCCTGACGCTGTTGTTCAGGAACATTAGGATCATTAGCCGCTTTTTTAATATCTGCGTTAACAGTAATTACCGGGAACCCTGTACCACGTTCGGCAAGTATGGATTCGATTTCCATATTCACTTTTTTGTAGTACCACGGACGATAAGCTGTGCGCAGCAGTGATAAACCTTCCGGGTTACCTTTATTCGGACTTGAAATCAAATGAAGCGAACGGTCACGCGTGATTAACGTCGTTGTACCCTGGTTAGGTGAACGTTGATAAATACCACGAACATAACCTGTCGGTTCTTCAATATCCCAGCCAGCAAGCGTTTCAGGTGCTACAGGAACCAGACGGGCAATACCCACAGTGCCGTCATCAAGATCTTTGACCCAGATGTCATACCAACCCCAGCCGAATACATCAACGTCTGTCCATGTCTGAACGAACGCGGACCAGGTATCATCCGGGAGTGCACCACGCGGATCACCCATTTTATTTTCAATAGCGTCCTGTAACCATTCTGAATAACGGATAGCTTCTGGATCATCTTTGTCAGATGGGTCAAAAATCCACTGTACAGAACGATAAACGCTACTCATAGCGAATAACACACCGCCAATAGTTTCGTCGTTCTCAGCCATCTGACGCAGAATACGACGGCCTTGTTTACCGTTCAGCTTAGGAAGGAAATCGTCGTTTACCTGGTTGCCTGTTCGACTGTACCCGGCAACGGCTAGTTGTTCGAATTGTTGATCAGCCATGTTTTACAGGCTCCATACGGTTTACGGTTCTTAACGTATGTTATATCAGTGATGGTTTTTTTGCACGGTGTTAAAATAATTCTTGACGGATTGCAAACGTGCGATTATGCTTTAGTCATCAAATGAACGAAGGATGATAACTATGAAACCGAATGAAAATATTACACAACTGGATATTGCTTTTGGACCTAAAAACATTGCTGAATTTCTCCCGGCGATGGGTAGTATTCCGAAAGAATTTTTTGAAAATTCTAACCCGTGGAATCAGTGGGTCAGCAAATGGTTTTTCAATGGTTTGAAAGAATACGCAGTTGCTGTTAACGGTGTGAACTTTAAACAGGCCCATGCACACATCAATGTAATTCTGGGTAGTTTCGAACCTAAACACGAACATAAAATTGCCGGGTGTGCGTATCTCGCATCAATGTGGTTTGTACCGGAGACAGTGAAATGAATCCAAGAAACATTAGTCGGTCGTGGGTTGAAAATTCACGCGCCGATCACTCCGAACGCCGTAAAGCAGAAGTTAAACGATTAATGGATGCCGGTCACACTAAAAAACGTGCACAACAAATTGCTAAAAGTAAGAGGTTTTGAATTATGAATAACTTATTATTGAATAAGAAAATAGTTAAAATGCAAATCGCTTCGGATAAAGAAGCACTTCTTTTTGTCACTGATGATGGTCAACAACTGATCGTTCGTGTTGATGCTGACTGTTGTTCACACACGTGGATTGAATCAGTAGAACTTCCAGCATTAGGCTTTCCGTTTACCGTCATTGCTTGCGATGATTTAGATATGAATAAAGAACCGTTAGAAAATGAAGAATACGATTATCTTCAATTCTATGGTGCAAAAATTACCACCGATAAAGGTGATTTAGTCATTGATTATCGTAACAGTTCTAATGGTTATTATGGCGGCAGTATTGTTTGACCTGGTGAAGATTACTTTTACGGCGGTGTTTTTGGGCAAAATATATCTGACGAAGAATGGGAAGATATTCAGGACGCGGGGTGATAATCATGAACCAGTTTAAAGGTACACAAGGTCCGTGGAAAGTTGTTATCAATGATGATAATACTCCCGATATTATTTCAGACTCAGGTGTTGAGATTGCATATACACCAACTTATAACGGTGACAAAACAGAACAATTAGCAAACGCACGATTAATCGCTGCAGCGCCGGAACTGTTAAAAGTTTTACAATTAGCTATCGCAAAACGTAATTCTGAATATGAAATTTATATGAAAATGAAAGATGTTGTTGCTAAAGCAATCGGAGAATAATCATGAATCATGTAAACGCTATTCGCTGCAACGATGAATATCAGTGTTCACACTGTGGTAAATCGTGGGATATTCACGAGGACGCGCCAGATTGTAAAATGACGCTGGTTGAAAGTTGTTATAAGACGGTCAATTATTTCGGACTTGAATTACAAGTTCCTTTATTTGCAAAATACATATCAACAGATCGTGACGGTGAAGTTCATTGTTTTGATGAAGAACCACAACGTAACAACCGTTACTGGAATAGCGATTCACTTAACATTCTAAGTATCGGCTATGTAAACCTACACGGTCTGGACTGGACGGAGACTCTAAGAGAATGTTAATTGGTTATGTACTGGTGCTTGTTCTACATGGTGTGGCTATTGAACCTGTGACAGAACGCATCATGACGTTCGAACAGTGTCAGGGTGCGTTACAAGCTGAACAGGTTTATAACCCTGGTAAAAATTACGGGTGTGCTGAAGTTTATCGGGACTAATAACTATGGAATACATGTATATTGCTTTTTCGCTTCTGTTAATGATTGTCGTTGTTATTACAACTGAGAAAAAAGAACAAGGGGTGATAGGGTTAGCGGTTGCTCTGATTCGTGTTCTTTCAATCATGTTGCTGGTAACCAGTTTTTCAATTGCTTTTGACATCGTGGAACTGCAAAGCGATTATTACGGTTTTGTGAAAATTCAACATCAGCTAACATACGCCGTTATATTCGGTTTAGGTTCTGTTAGTCTCGCTGTTCTTTCATCTTTCAGACGTTGAAAAAAGCCCCGGAACTGTCCGGGGCAAAGTCGATCAGTAAAATACAAAAGGCCTAAACGTGAACGCGGAAAACTGTAATGGTACTATGAACGGACTGGTAAACCCTCTGAAAACGGCCTGAGTATGTGCAATCTGTGACTGAAGAAGACCAAATTGCGTAGCAGGATTTCCCAGACAACACGATGTTCTACAACACATAATAACCCCCTTTTTACGCTTTTTCTGACTCTTTAAGACCTAAAACGGCAATTACTTTCACAGCGATACGTTGCGCCAGGTCTAACTGTTGCTGGCTCAATTTCCCGGTAGTCATCACTGCCATGATCCCACTCATTGAACCCAATGCTTTAAAATCGTTAAATGCCGACTTCATGATCGCTTCTTGACTGTGACCTTCGTCTACGATTACGTGTGCGCGTAACCCCAGACTTTCGACTACTTTGTCTACCCCTTCATTCTTCGTCATCTTCGTTTACCTTATTTTTGGCTACTTTTGGTTGCTCACGAGGATCATTCATCGGGGGCCACGGACTGATATTTTCACGGGTTTCCACAGGTTCAGGTTCTGTACCTAAAAACTTACTGACAAATTCACCAGCAAAGTGAGAAGTATCGCTGACATAAACATGCATCCTGTCTAAATCAGCCTGACTAATTGAATTAGGTGCGATATTAATTTTAAATTGATGGAAACCAACATACATCACATTAACAGGTCGTTCGATTGTCCCCGGTGTCGGGGGAATCACACCCAAAATCCAACAGTAATGAAAACGACCATCACCCATCGGTTCACAACCAGCGTTAAGCCAGCTTACCTTCGGATGAGGAAACATTGTTGTTGAGTCAGTGGCATCCCGACGTAATGACCACTCCACACCACCAATGTTAATAGTGCTTCGCGGTTTCATACCGTTAAACTGGGTGACACCCATACCTGCGTTAATATTCTGCATGTCGGTTTCCTGTTAGTTACATCTTTTTAAGTGCTTGGATACAGGCTGCAGCCAGATCCGTTAGCTCTTTTTTAATACCAGACGTCGAACCTTCGGTTTTTTCTTCCATCAGTTCGCGATATTCCATTTCAACAATGGACATCATCCCGCCCGGCTTATCGTGGTACGACGCCCAAGTCGAAGGAGGGTTATCCATACGTGCTTTAACATGGGCCATAATTGAACCATGTTCGCCAGCATAGCTATCATGATGAAATACTCCCATCGTGTCCGGGTGATGCCCGTGGTGATAATGATGATGGTGATGAATTTCTACATCTTCCTCTTCATCGTCATCATCGTCTTTTTTGATAACGTAATACGGTTTGTAATGCATACTCTTATCTCCTGTTAAAGCGCCCCGTACAGAGGCGCTTAGTTGACCAATTAGCAGCAGCCAGTCGGTGGAGTTTGCGGAGTAGGCAGCTTGAAGTTAATAAGCTGATCGACCTGGTTAATTTTGCACGCCAACTGAGACGTTTGTGACAATTGAGACAACTGGAAGTCACGGGTTTGAATCTGAGATTTCAGGTCACAAATCAGAACAGCCTGAGACTGTGCGAACTGGTCACGGATCAGTGCACGAGTTGCTTCCGCCTGACGTTCAATGTTCAGGTTGGTTTCGCAGCAACACTTCTCAGCCGCTAACTGTGCCTGGAAAGAACGAGTCAGTGCAGCAGTTTCAGACGCACAGATCGCATTGGTCACAGTGTTCGTACCCTGCTGAATCTGAGTGTTCAGACCTGCAAAACCTTGAACGTTTGCCAGCAGGTTTTGTGTGTTTTGTTGGGTCAGACCGTTATAGGTAGAAGCTGCTGAGCGTTCAACAGTCAGGTTAGTACCATTCTGACCCTGAATGTTAGCCAGTGACGCCGCATTAATAGCCTGAAGAATAGCGTTAGTATCCAGAGAGTTCTGAACAACAACACCTTCAGCAGCACCAATACCACGACCACCCCAACCACCGGCACCACCCCAGCCGTTACCGAACCAGGAACCGATAAGACCGCCGATACCACCACCAAGTGCAGCCGCGCCAGCTTCACCGCCGAAACCGCCAGTGGGAACTAAAGTCATGTCAGACATGTTGAAACTCCTGTGAGAGAATGTTAATTAACTGTAACCGATTGGTTACCTACAGGAGTATAAACGTGTTACATTAATCTAACAGAGATCGGAAGAGCACACGTCTGAA